ACTGGTATTTCTACTCGTCAGGAATTAGAGAAGGCAAAAATCTTTGTACAATCAACTGGTAAAAATGATTTCTATACTCGTCGGGAGATAACGAAGGTTGGATTGCAGGTGGGGATTGAGGTCAATGTGGGAACACGAAATGATTACTTCCTCGAGGCTGTCAAATCAGCACGTTATCCAATGCGTACCGAGGACTCTCAAGCGACTACTCCTATCGCAAAACCTATTCACGACTGGACTTCACACCCCCGAACCATGATGGAGTATTTCTTTGTCAATGTAGATGCGTTTATAACAGAAAGTGCACCACCACCATCGTGGGCGAATCAAGCTCGGAGTTGGCTGACCTCACGTAAATCTGTAACTCAAAGGAGATCATCATGAACTTAGGAATTAGAGAGGGCGACGCTATTCGCCAACTACCAGAATTGCTTAGAGCTCAAGGAATTGAGATACAAGAGCTTCGAGCTGACAATAGGATTATGAAAGAATTACTCCGTTCAATTAAAAAAGCTGTTGTGAGAAAATATGGCGAGGTAAAAGGAGAGGAAATAACCGAAGGTGAGTAAAGCAGACGCATCTATTATCGTTACTAATTTTAACAAAACACCTGAACAACTGGTGGAGTGCATGGAGTCTATAAAACAGCAAACCATTGAACCTCTGGAAGTTATTTTAGTGGACGATTGTTCTACCGATCCTCGTGCTCATGCTCTTGCTACCTCAATTATTCTACCAAAAAACGTAGGAGTAGCCAAAGCTCGTGATATTGGGGTTAAAATGTCTGTAGGTCGTCTGCTACTTTTTGTTGATGCAGACGATAAATTAGCTCCCGACTTCATTCAGCAATGTGGAAAAGTGATTGCTAGTAAGGATATTGCCTACACCAACATTTTACTCTTTGGAGCTATTGAACGCAGCAAGTTACAAGAGACTCCACCCACATTAAGACCGAAACATTTATTCGGAAGTACCAATACGAGCGTTCTTGTAACCTCAATGATGCATCGAAGGGTCTACGAAGACTTGGGCGGGTTTAGAGATCTGCCGATTTATGAGGACTGGGACTTTTGGCTCAGAGCCATGTGTAAGGGTTACACCTTTGGACACGCCAATACATTGCTCTATTACCGCCAGAACCTACAGTCTCGCAATAAGGTTCCTAGTGAATTAAAAGCAAGCGTTCATAATAAAATTACTGCCTCCTATGAAATCCGTGACGGATTTCTTAGAGAAAGAAATCATGGGTGATAAAAGATTTAAACTAGCTCGTGGGTTAATAAACTTTATTCCCAAGTCGGTCAATTTCTCTGAATTGGAAGAAAAATATCCAATGGATGATGATGAATTTAACTACGATCCAGGAGACAAGGGCTTAGAGCAAGAGCGATTGATGAACGCTCTTATGTATGAGGAGTTTGTGGTGCAGATTTTGTTTAATCTTGAGCCGAGAGAGAAGTTGGTTTTCGTGTATCAACTACTTAGGGATTGTGGTTACAACATTGATCACGATTCTTTTGCTAAGACAATCCCCCTAAGTCGCCGTCAATTTATGAGAGTGCTTGCAATTGTGAGACAAAAAACTAGTCTTTATGTGCTGGGCTATAAACAATCTCAATTAGAGATTGGTCACAAAGAGTAGGTTTTAACCATACTATATTAGTATATGACTTCAAGAAAAACACCAGAAATCATCCGCAGAAGATATTCTAAAGCACTAGAGCTATCTCAAGATGCCTTTACTCAGAACGAGATAAATGTAAGCCTATATAAAGGTATTCTCAATGTTGATGATAATTATGAGTGGGATTACTCCCTCACTGATCCTCATGTTTTTCCTCTAGTTCGCAACTATCTCTCCAGATCAAATCCATCAATGTCGAACCTTCGCCTCGATATTCGCAGACAAAAAGACACTGAGCGTAGGCAGGTGAACCAAGACTTCATCAACTGGGAGATTGGCGAGCTGATGACGACCACATTGTTTTACAGGATGTTTTTCTCAGCATATCTCAAGAAGCGTGGATACCTCAAGACTGGCTGGAAGTATGAAAAAGCAATTGAGATTCAGGAGAAGGACGATCAAGGGAATGTTACTAGAGTAAAGGTGATGCGTGATGTCTTAAATCGAGCTGATGCAAAGTTTGTTCCCTATCATAAGTTACTCATTGGTGATCGAAACAACCCAGAACTCAAAAGCCAACCTTGGAAAATTGAGTTGATTCAACAGCGAGTGGGAGAGATGTTAGATGAGAATAAATATCTGGAAGAAAATGGTGATAAACCATATTGGAAAAAGAGTTTCATAAAAAAACTGCGTGACTCAGGCGTAACTAGCAAGCTACTTGACTATGAAGTTGAGCGAGCTGAGGATAGTGACTCCAAAGAGGATCTCGCTTTTAGATCAGCTTTTGTTCCCATGATGTGTATGCACACACTCGATGGCGATGTCTTTTATATGCCAATTGAGGGAGATGACACGATTCTCAACACCGACACTGGTAATAGATACTGGCATGGTCACGATCCCTATATTGATTTCTGCCCATTCCCTGAGGATGATGAGTATCACAACCTAGCCTTAGTTGATGTGGTTGGTGATCTTCAGATCGCAGCCACCGAGATCTTAAACCAAACCTTAACGAATGTTCGGCAAATCAACAACGATATGTGGGTAGCTGGATCTTCAGCTTCTCAAACTCCTGACTGGCAGTTTCGTAAACGCCCTGACGGTGTAATCCGTGTTATGGGTGATGTGGCTCAGATTCAACAAATCAGAACTCAAGATAATACGAGAGCAGCCGTCGTTATGAGCGACTCGCTACAGAACAAGATTGAACGAGCTGGTGGCATATCATCTCTGTTTAGCTCAGGTGCTCCAGGACAATCAATCAATCAAACCGCTCGTGGTGCTCAAATCATTGATCAAAACATTGACACCAATATGCAGATGATCATTGATCTTTTTGGCGAGCAGGTCTTAAAACCACTTGGAGAACACTTCTTGGAGTTGAACTCCCAGTATGTAACTGAAGAGCAAACATTCAGTGTTACAGGCAAGCGTGGTGTCAGAGAGCTTATGGCGATTTCACCAGAACAAACTACCGCCAACTTTATTGTTACAGTTAAGCCTGATCCTATCCAGAACCAAACACCAGCGTCACGACAAGCATCTCTGCAAAACTCAATTACTGTCTTGCAAGGTATCCAAACTCAGTCTCAAGGAAGTATCCAGTTAGATCTCGTTCCAGCGATTGAAGCATTGATTGATTCAACCCCTGAAATGGAAAATGTGGGTGACATCGTTACTACCATTGATGAAAAGGCGAAGCGAGATATTCTGATGTTAGAGCGTGGTCAAATGCCTGAGATTAAAATCCGCGACCAACACGAAGACTTAATCGTTGCCTCCAATGCTCACTACACTGAGAATGAAGCAAATTATCCAGAGGAAGTCCGAGAAGTGTTTGAAAAATATGTTACTAAGCACATGGGCTACATTCAGTCTCAACAAGAGATTAACGCCATGAAGCAGCCTGTTATGCCTCAAGGTATGGATTCTTCGGGTATGGGATCAGCTATGGGATTTGATCCTGCTCAAGCAGAAACCCAAGGGCTTGATGAAAACAATCAAACCTACAACTTGGGAAATATCGTAGGTGCTGGAGGGTAAATGACTTTCGAGCTCGTACAGAAAATTGTAGCTACCATCATCCGCACTGTGGAAAACTCTGCTGTGATGTCTGTTCGTGCACTCAAAGCTCACACCTTCAGTGTTCGGGTTTCTAATCAACCCTCAACGCAGTCTATTAAAGGTACTGTTACCGTAGGAAACCAGAAGAACATTGAGAAATTACTGGCTAAATTATCGGTGGCTGTAGCCAAACTTCCTACCGTTTATCCAGAAACAAAGATTCCTAGTCCCCTCCCCTACCCTAAGGAGATCAGTGTCTCTAATCTGGAGAGTGTCCCACAAGCAGACTTAAAGAGGGTGGAGGAGCTGTTGATGAAGCTCGTTCGAGAGATGAAGACTCTACCCAAAGAGTACCCAAAGCAAGAGAAGTTTCCTACAATCCCAGCGTTTCCCAAATTTCCAGAGTTTCCTAAGCAGTTACCATTTCCAACATCAATGAAGGTGAATGTGCCAGCTGAGATTAGGGTAAATAACATCAAGGATATGTTTGAGGACTTAATGGGCAAAGACCCAAAGAAATACCTCAATGTTCGGCTCACTGACGGTAAAGAGTTTTATAAGGCGATGCAGGAGATTGTGACTTCTGGCGGTTCTCGTTTACCATTCATTGATAGTCAGGGAAGCCCAACTGGTCTACGACTTACTGCACAAGGTTACCTTCCTGTAGTGTTTGCTGAAACACCGCCCACCGATACTTCAAAGTTGAACCCGTTAACCGTACTGAGTTATAATGCTGCTGGTGATGTGGTAAAGGTCGTTAAAACTATTTCTGGGATTAATTATCAAAAAACATTATCAAACACTGATACAATTGTAGTTACTACTAAAACTATTTCAGCGTGGAGTTAAAAAATTATGAAATACACAGCAGTTTTTACACACGTTAGCGAAGTTGATGATTTGGGACGGCTAGACGTAGCTTTTGAGCTTCGTGGTGGTTCTAGTATTATCTACCCTGCGCTCTTTGTTTCAGGCACGGCTTCTGATATCGTTAGACTGGTAAAGGATAAAAGTGAAGAGCTTGTTTTGCAGATAAGTGAAAAAAGTAAAATAAGAGTTGGTGACGTGATAAATATTGCGGAATAATATATGGCAACACTAATAAGTTCAGCTACGGGGAACTGGACAACTGCGTCTACATGGTCTTTAGTTGGTAACCTAAGTGACTCTGAGGCACTCAGTACCTCCGTAACTACATCACAACAGAATGGGGCTTCTTTTACTCCTGGGGCTATAACAGTTGACGGAATTTCCATAAAGATATCTACTCGAGTTCTCAGCCCTACAGGAACGGTTGTTGTGGTTTTGAGGAATGTTACCGCTGGAGCGAATGTGACTGGGACTACTGTCACGTTAGACGTTGCTGATCTGCCTTATGTTATAAGCTCTACAACTAATGAGGGTGGCTGGGTTTTCTTTAAGTTTTCCTCTTCTGTATTACTTCTGGCAGCCACAAATTATAGCGTTGGACTATCTACATCTAGCGCTTCACAAATTTCTGCGTGGTGTTCTTCTGGCACTGTGTGGTCATATTTGCTGAGAACCACAACCACACAAGCCCCTGTCGCTCTTGACGTTCTTCATATTATGGGCGAACACACTGGGGGGGGTACAGGAAACGATATCACCGTCACTATGAACTCTACTGTGGCTACTGACTACGGGGCAGGAACCGATAATGTCGTGGCACTTACTGTGGGCAAGCGGGGGACTCTTACTTACGGGGTGGTTGCAGCAACAAACTATGTTCTCAGACTTTCTGGTGACGCTATAGTCTATAACGGCGGAACGTTCAACATTGGAACAACGGGAGTACCCATACCAAGAGACTCCACTGCGGTATTAGAGTTTGATTGTGTGGCAGCTGGGGGAATGGGTCTTATTCTCAGAAATGGACACACGCTTTCCATGCAGGGGCTTTCTAGATCTGTAGGGAAAAATATCATAGCGTGCAAGCTGAACACTGATGAAGCAATCGCTCAAACTGTTCTGGGGGTCGATACGGATACTGGCTGGTTATCTGGAGATAGTATTGCAATTGCAAAAACCTCTCGAGCATCTGCTGTTGAAACAGAACAACGAACACTCTCTGCCAATGCCAACGCGAGCGATATGACTATCAGTGCAGGCCTCACTTTTGCCCACTCAGGAACGACACCAACACAGGGTGATGTTATTCTTTTAACTCGCAACGTGATCTTTAGAGCAGTGAGTACCTCGCTAGTTACATATTTAAACAGTTCTAATACGGGTTCAATTGATGTTGACTGGGCTTCTTTTACAAACATCGGTGCTAATATTTCGGGAAAAAGAGGTCTTGTTTTACAAACAACTACTGGATCGTGCAGTATTCAATACTCCACTATACAAAATACTCTAGCTTATGGCCTCAATATATCTGGAGGCATCGCTGACAACATCACTTTTGCATACAACACTTGTTATCTTTTGAATACTTCGGCGGTCAGCAACATCCCGTTTATGCGTGTAGACGCTACCTCGGGGACAACAGGTATTAATATCTCCTATAATTACTTCTTAAACATTGCCTTGAATGCAGCGTCTGCTTTTGCTTTTGATTTTAACGATGTCGGTTTTACCTTCTCAAACAATGTCGTGAATTTAATACAAACTGGTATAGGTCTTTATTATAATCAGGCTAATGGAGTGATTGGGAATCACAGCAATAATACAATCTACGGCTCGCGAGCAAGTGGTGCTATGATCGGCCAAAATACTGGTGTTCTTATCGGAGGCGGTTCAATAGATGGGTTTGTGGCCTGGAACAACGGTGGGGTAGCAATTCGCCTTGCATCAGGATCCTCGAATTTCACTATTAACGATGCTGTTCTTCGCGGAAATACTGCTACAAACATGGAGCTATCTGGGGGTCACGCCTCACTCACCGTCAACAGGCTCATAAGCTCGGGGAACACAGGCGCAACAGCTACAGGACTCAACTTAGCTGCTGGTTCAGCATTGTCGGGGCTTGTTTTTAAAGATTGTAGTTTTGGGGTTGCCTCTGGGACATTTACGGCACACACGCAAGACATACTCGGCTCAATTACACATGTCGAGGCACTCTTCGATAATTGTTTGTTTGGATCTTCTACACTGATAAGCTCTGCTTCATTGCTTTCTGAAACTTCAATTCTTAAGTTTCACAAGTTTCAGCAAAATGAGAATAGACATAGATGGTATACCAAATATGGAATAGCTCAAGCGACGGGAGTAGGACTGACTGATACCACCGTTCGCACTTCTGGTTCTCTTGGGCTACGAATTGCTCCAACCGACTCTGCAACCGGTTTTTCATGGTCGTTTAAAATTCCAGCTCGTGTTGGCAAGGCAGTGAGTGTTTTGGGGTTTATTCGGAAAAACGCTGCTTTCGGAACTGATGTCGCCTTGGTTGAATTGTTTCTTCCAGGTTCTATTGTGGCGGATGCTTCAGTAACGATGGGCAATACTACAGACCAGTGGCTTCCGTTTACTCTTGCTGCGTCGTATGTGGGGACAGTTGACCTGTATGCAAAAGTGAAGATCACCGCAAAATCAGCAGCAACAAACGCATACATTTATGTGGATGATCTGTACAACGGTACTAACACCATTACCTCTCTTGATACTTGGGATGAAGGTCGCCCATCAGACATCATGTTTGAGCAGTTAGGCGACGCTGCTGCGGTGTGGGCTGTGGTGCAATCTTCCGCTATCACCACTGGAACAACTGGTGCTAAACTTAATGAGTTAAAAAACCCATCTTTAATTATTGACGGAGAAATCATTGTTTGACACCCTGTTAATATGCTATATTAAATAGATATGAGTAAAAAATCAGTAAGCCAGGAACATTATCAAAAGACTCAAGATGAAGGCTTGGCTGCCCTAGAGATCTTAGAGAGTGAACGCTTTGGTTTCCTCAGAGACTATCTTAATAGCTCCAAGACTTCGATTGAAAAATCCATTCTTAATAATACTATTCGTGAGGCTCAGGAGGTTATCTCTGTTAGCAATCACCTTACTCAGATTTTTAAGAAATCAAAGCAACTTCAAGTCGATGAAGAAGTGGGTAAGTATAAGTTTATTACACAGCTTTTTACGGATCTGAGAACCTTTGTTCTTCTTAAAGAAGATTTAGACAGTGCGATTGCTGAGAAAGTAGTCGTCCTTGAATAAAGATTTCCCCCACCCACTCAATACTTGGATCGACGAGGAGGTCGAAATCCCCGTGATGACTCCTAAGGTGAATGAGAAGGAGAGTCGTGTTGAGATCACTCAGGAAATGAAGAAGGTAGCCCAAAAGACAATGTATGTTGATAGCAGGCCAACCAGGGTTATCTGTGGTAGCCACACCTACTCTTGTATAAACAAAGGCTCATCTTTATTTAAGTGCAAAAAATGTGACTGGCACCATATTTTTCTTCCAGTTACCTATAAATTTGACGAGAAGACTGGGATAGTTACATATCGTCACACTGGTATTCGGGCTTAGTTTTAGTATATAGTGTTCACAGGCGGAGTGGAGAGGGGAAACCTAATCTGCTCCGTCCTTTTTTTTGTAGCTTGCTACACTTACTTTTGACACTCATGTCACAAACTAAGTCCTCTTAACGCATACTTATCCACAACAACAACTATTCGCCTTTCTGCTTTTCTAGCAGGACTTCGGAGCGCGAGCTTCGTCATCAACATCGTCAGGTCAGCAGGAATAGGTAAGAAGGAGAGATATGAACGAAGGTTCTGTCGAGGTAGACGAAGGTAGTTTGCCAACAACTACGATTAACGACGACTCATCGCAAGATGAAACAATCGAAAATCGTGACGATACTCAAAGTAATCAGGAAGCTAATCAAGCTACTGATGACCAAGGGGAACAGGGAGAAGATCAAGAACAACGCACCCAAAAGGGTACTCGACTTGATCCCAACCCATTAAACGCTGCACACCAGCAACTAGCTAACGCTAACCGCCTGGTGAGAGACTATCAAGATGTTCTGCTTAACCCAGACAAATTGAGAAAATACGCAGTTGCATCTGGACTAACTTTGGCTGAGGCGAAAGCTGAAATCAAAGAAGAAGCGAAAGCTCTCTACACTCCAGAGATGTTTGACTCGAAAGAGTCTTTGGCAGGCACTCTAAACAAAATGCAAACTGGCTTCCAAACGGAGCTACAAGCACTACGGGAGGAGAACAAGCGTCTTAGCGAGGGTTTTACGGGCTTTAGTCAAAGCAGATACGTTGAGAGAGTAGCTTCGGTTATGTCTCAAGAAACGACTGCGGTTCAGGAAAAATATCCTGAGCTTAACTCTAAAAATCCTGGAGAATACGACCCAGCACTCGAAGAAGGCATCGCTAACTTGTTTGCTAATCTTGATGCGGTAGATCCAAAAGATCTCTCGCAGGGTTTTAAGGGACAACACTCTCTTGCCGAACTTACAGATCTCGTTATGGGAGCTGCGGGGAAGGCTAGAGCTAAAGGTTCACAGCGAGCTCAAACTGACATCAGGGTAAAGGAAGCAGGCAGAGTTGTTACATCTAGTAAAAATAACTCGCAAGAGCCTACGTCCTCAAAAGACGCAGGAAGTGTTATTGCACAACGCATCGCTAAAGCGATGAGGAATGCGTAACAGATATATCAGAAAGGATATATCAGAAAGGATATATGGGTAACTCAATATACGGACAACGATCCACGATGGGGGCTTTGTCTACAGACCTTCATATCGACATTGAAGATCAAATAGCCAATTTTCCAAAGTATCGCCGAGAACTAATCAATAGATTAAGCGGCAAAAACTTCAAGAAAGAAGTTAACTCTCATAAATATGAGTGGTCAGCCAGAGATAATCGTAAACTACAAGCAAAACTCGCTTTCTCAATCGGTGCAAATAACACCGTTATGACTGTAGATGAGCCAGGTGTGTTTAACGTAGACGATGTTTTCCAAATGGTTGGTGGAGCTCAGTTCATAGTTGAAGACGTATCGGGTGGCGTATCTATTACCTTCCGTCGGATCGCTGGAACTCAGGTTGCCCAAGCTGGTAATGCTGACGTGACCGTCGTTGGTGGGGGTACGGCTCAAGGTAAAAATGCCGACAACATGGTAGTCACTCCATTTGGCGACTACTATAACTTCACTTCGATTCTCGAAGATGTTATTGACCTTAGTGGTACTGAACACAATTCGATGATCCGTGGAGATGAAAACTCTGGTCAATTGATCGCTCGCAAGCAAATGGAGTTGACTGAAAAGTTGCAACGCCAATTGGTTGTCGGAAAACGCTCAGAAGATAAGGCTCGAAAAACCACCACTATGGCTGGTATTAGAGACTTGATCGACTTGTACGCTCCTTTGAACGCAATTGACTTTGGTGGAAACATCTGGGCTTCTGATCGAAACGTTCAGGACAAATTGGACGCAGCCTTCGCTGTGATTGCTGAAAAAGCATTTGAGAAACCAGTTATGCTGGTTGGTCAAAAATTCATGGCTAAGTTCAAGTACGTCCAAGATGACCAAACTCGAACAACCATCAGCGAATCATCTAGAGGTTACGGTGTTGTAAAGAAATACAACTCCCACACCTTTGGTGAAATTGACGTTGTGCAGTTGCAGGGAATGGGCACCTTAATGGATGACTTAGTTGTCATCGTAGACGAATCACAATTCGGATACAAAGCTGTGAAGGGGCGTGGATGGTTTACAACCCCACTCGCCAAAATGGGCGACTCGTACCGATGGCAGGTACTTGGTGAGTACACTTCTAAACTGGATATTCCAGAAGCAGCTGTGTACTTATGGAACTTAGGAGTTTAATTAAAAAATAGAGAGGGGGAGTCCTAAGCTCCCCCTCTACTACAGAAAGGTAATATGCCTACAGCAGTCGGAACAACCTCATTCGTATTAGGTCGTGAGCAAGATGGTAACCGAGAGGTTCTCACTTTTGAAAACGGTCAAGAATACGGAGATTTACCAATCAGTGCGATCGTGGCTTACACATCGCCATTGACTCAGTTTCCATATACTAATGCGTAATGGATTGAAACATCAATACAGATCAGGGAGCTTCGGCTCCCTTTTTGTGTCTAGGCACAAACAAACTAACTTAAAGCTACTATTACAACATGGCTAGTCTTTCAATTTCTTCAAACATCAGAACTCTTGGTGAGGTATTAAGCGCGATGGCTCCCTTTGCTGGGGGTTCTATTCCAAATACCAATGACCAAGAATATACTGATTGGAAAAACTGGATCATCAATAAGCAAGAAGAATATGCTAGGCGTGCTTTTTGGCGACGGTGCTTGAGTAGAGAGAGTATCAACCTTGTCGCTGGCTCACTAACCCATGTTTTACCAGATCGTTTCAATAGACCAAATGCACTATTCATGGTGATCGTTAATAAAGTCGACTGGATGGAGAACCCTAATACTGATGAGCAAAACATCTTCGTGGAAATGAACAACGATCCCGCCCATGCCGACTTTGGAAAATGGCAGATGCGTTTTTTAACAGCTCCAGTCAAAGCGGTTACCGCTATTATTTGGTACTACGCCAATCCCCCTAAACCTGTTTTAACTACCGATGTTTTACTGCTACCAGGCGATATGCTTGCTTATGCTGCTCTTGGTGAATACTTCCGCACCACTGGGGCTGAGGGGTCGCAAGACAAAGCCGAAGGTGACGCTGAAAATCGGTTTAATGAGTATATCGGTATTGAGGTACTGCCGAGTAAAAACGAGATACTTACCCACTCACGTCAAACTCCAAGAGTTGATTACTTAGTACGAGCGAAAAATTATTATACGAGTAGACCCGACCGTAATACTCAAAGATAAAGGAGCGTTATTTTTACTCCTAAAAAAAGACGTAGGAACGCGACCATTCAGAGATCTGGTAGTCAAGGTTTTCCCGACGGCTTAAACACTTTAGCTCATCCGTCAACGCTCAAAGACACCGAACTTTCAGAGTTGATTAACGGTATCTATTCCCAGTATGGAAGTATTGCTAAACGCCAGGGATCTAAGATTATTGGTCAAACAGCGGTGGGTGGAACTCAAATTACTCAACTTGTCTCAACATACAACGTCGCTGGAGCATCGCGTTTTATTCGTGTCTCTGATGCTGGAAAGCCAGAATTCTACAACTTCACCACTAGTCAGTGGAATATTCTGACCGCCACTGCCCCAAGTGGGTATGTGGGAACTAACCCTACCTTTACTACTGGAACACCTACTTTTGATACGACTTCGATCACCTGGATTGTGCAGATTCACTCTCGGTTGTACTTTGCCAACGCAGTGAACGAACTTATTTGGTTAGAGAGTGATGGCTGGCACATCTACACTGAGATTGCTAATCCTACAGCCTACCCCACAATTGCTAAAACAGGTGCGGGGACTGGCAGTACAAAGTGGTACTACCAGTATGTCTGGTATACCGAAGCTGGTGGAACTCTAGCCTCCCCACCTCCCGACGCCGCTGTTCAAGCATCAGGGACTGGGTGGTTTGGATCAATGCCTCAAACACTAAATACTACGACGTATTTAACCATTACACTCCCAACTGCGCCCACAGGTGTTACTCGGGTTGGCATCTTCCGATCAAACCGTCAAGGTGAGGCTTTCTTCCTCGCTGACGTTGAGCCAACTGCTACTACTTACGTTGATAATGGTTCGGTAGGAAGTGATACGTTTTATGGCGTACCTGATGCGAACACGACAAGGGGTTATCACTTTACCCTGCTTGATACATATCGAGGATCACTCGTAGGTGTAACCACCGAACTTGGCAAGGATACGCTAGTTTGGGGTGGAGCTTTAGATAAGTTTGGGAGCTTCGCACTCCCTGATGGAGCGGGATTTTTCCCCTATCGCAAAGGAGATGGAACCACTATCAACGCTATTAAAACCCACGTCGCTTCTAACGAAGATGCCTTGTTTGTCTTCAAGGATAGTGTCTTTGGTAAGTTCCAGTTCATTTCAGCTGCTGGAGACTTCGAGGGTGAGGGTCGGATTCAAGATGTAAATATTTCCGTAGGTTCAATCTCCCCACTATCACCTCACGTCGCGGGCAATAACTTGCGGTTCTGGAGTCGCGACGGAGCTGCCACTATTGGCAACGAGGCTCAATATGGAACGATTTTGAGGTATTCTGTGCTGTCGCTTCGAGCTGATTCTATCGTCCAGCGGGTAACTCCAGCGAACCTAGATCGAGTCTGTGGTGTTTTCTACAAATCACTTTCTCTCTTTGGCATTTCAACCAATGCACAGGGGAGTGGAAATAATGCCGTCCTCGCCTTTGATGAACGCTACAACGCTTGGTCGCTGTGGACTGGCCTATACCCCAGAGTCTTTGCTAAAAACATTCATCCTTCGACGAAAGAAGAACAGTTGTTCTACGGATCAAGTAATACCGCCGACGTATTACAGATGTTTGAGGGGAGAACTGACTACGCTAGTTCGAGTGGGTCTGGGACAAAGATTACGCTTTCCCTTACAACCAAACAATACGACATGAAGTTGCCCGATCAGTTTAAGAAGTATGATAGGGCCACCCTAGTTTTTGGAACTTTAACGGGTAACTCCACAACCGCGGGTATTACTAGGGCAGATCAAGGCGGCATTATTACTGACGCTCGATTAAAAATTGCTCAAGATGCTGTCTTGTCTGGATTTGGAAATGATGAGTGGGGGAACCAAGAAGTTGGCATGATGACCTCTGATAGTGCGGGATCGTCAATTAACTTACGTTACATCAACCTACGACAAAAGGATTTGTTCTGGGTCAAGATCAACATTCAAAACGACGGCATTGAAGACGAAATCTCGGTCATCGGTATCTATCTGTACTTCTCACGGAGTACTAGACCACTTACGTTCGCGATGAAACTGCGGGAGTTAGCTTAATCGACACAAATAAGAGCGATAGGGCTTACACTCAACTATCGCTATACTAGGAGAATAAAATGCCATCAATCGCAAAAGCAAATGACAAATTTCGTACCGCACTAAGGTCTACTTGGATCTCTAGTCCTGCTGACGGCTCTTTATTGGTTTCTGCGGTTCCTACTAACGTACCTACCATTGTGGTGGTTGGGTGGAATACTGCCTTTGAAACAGTCTTCTCAGTGACGGGTAAATCTGGATCTACCGCTGCCGACTACGCCTTAACAGGAGTTGTTCGACTTCGAGGTTATGTTGGCAACTTGGCTGAAAACAGTACAGTAAACTGTCTGAATAATGAAGAATTTTTTAATCAATATTCAGGAGCCATAGTAACGGCCGAAGGTCTAAAGCCACTTATTTATGCTGCCGATGCGGGCTCAACAGACTCCTACGCGATCGTTCTTAGCCCCCCACCAACCTCCTATGCTCTTATAACAGGGGTGTCAATTAACTTTAAGGCAAACACTCTCAATACTGGGGCAGCAACCCTTAACTTGAATTCATTAGGAGCAAAAACAATCCTGAAGATGAACGATCAAGCTCTCGCTACGGGAGACATAGAGGCGGGGCAAATCGTTACGGTAGTTTACGACGGAACAAACTTCCAGATGGTGAGCACCTCTGCAGTATCCGCAACGACAGGTGTCTCAGTAGCCGATGAGGATAATGCTGGGGGTTCATCAACAACCTCTTCAACTTTTGCAAATATAACTGGGGCGGATGTGTCGGTAGTTTTAGCCACAACATCCAACGTTCTTCTTCTTGCCTCTGTACAGGCATATGGAAACGTAGATTTTGCACCATATGCGATTCAATGGCATGACGGAACGTCTGTTATAGGCGGGCCGATGCAAATATCTCTTAGAAGCTCCAATCCAAGAACAACTGTTGTTTGCAATACCGTTGTCGTAAACGCAACCGCAGGCACTAAGACGTACACACTACAACATAGAAGCACAGACAACACCTCAAGCCTTACAGCGGATGCGATCAATACTTTAGCAATTTCTATTCCGTCAGCTTAACTTTATTTAGAGCGGAAAAGTCTGAGGGCGCAGATAGGTGAAACGAATAAAACACCAAAGGCAAATACTATTTTTACTGAATTTATTGAGTGGGGGTATACCTCCTCAATTCCAAAACCAATGAGCGACATCGGCAAAAGAACTGTTGCCAGAAGCATAAGAGAAAATATTTTGTTTAAGTGTTTTTTCATATAGGGACAGTATATACATACGGACTGTAAATGTCAATAGCTTGCTTCGCTAACCTGCTTCGCTAGTAGATCGACACAAACAATCTATATCTGTTTTATTATTAAAAGTATAGAATCACAAAATTATTTAACAGGAACTATATGTCATTTCAAGAATTACAGAGATTACAGAGATTAGTCCAAGGAAAAACTGCACGTACCGCTAGCCAAGTAGGTAATTTTTTGGGAAATCCTTTTCCTGAATATGGTGTTACTGAACGAGCTGAAGCTCGTGGTGCAGCCGCTCTTCCCGAACAACAACAGATTGCTCGAGTAGCGAACGATCCAAGATTTAATAACTTACCCTATGGGCCAACACAACAATATTACCCAAGAGCAAGTTCTGTACCAAATCAGCCAGGTTTCCGTGGTGGTAGCGTGCAGGGCATAACTGATACCCCTCCTCCTGGTAAAGATATTATCAATAATGGCAATGGCGGTGGAGGTGCTGGTGGTGGCAATCCTGGCAACCCTGGCAACCCTAATCCATTTGACACTGGAGCATTTGAAAGAAACGTACAGTCTCAGCGAGATTTAGCACGAAGTACCTACGAAGAAGGTAAACGCCAAGCTGGTGACGCGTTTAACCGCGCTCGTGGTATTTACGATGAGGGTGTTGGATTATTGGGTCAACGAAAACAAGAGTTCCAAAAGCTATTCTCAGAAGGTCAAGACAACATCTTGAATCGCTACGAAAGCGAACGAGGAAACTTACAAGCTGCTTCTCAAGGAGCTGAAACTAGGTCTGCTAACTCACTTCGAGCTTTAGGCTTGGGTGGATCAGCGGCCATTAAATCGCAAGGTCGTCTAGCTCAACAAAACGCTAGGGCAGCTGGGGAACTCGCAACACAAAAAGATCAAAACGAAAGTGCGAACACTGGAGTATTTAATGAGCGACAAACTTGGGCAAACACTCAAGATTCAGCACTGCAAAGATCTCTCCAAGATGCTTATGATCAGCGAACTGCTGCTGAGAACCAAGCTGGGTTGGTTGAGCGCGGTGACTATCAGGGTATTCAACAAAATGTTGACGGCTTTCTACAAAACCTATCAAATCAACAAGCCTCTCTCGCTGCTTCTAGACAAGGTATTGGTGGCTACACAGCTAATCCCACCTCGATAAACTTTGCTGATCTCACTGGTGGACTTCAGGCAGTAGCCCCACAATTGGGTGGCGGAGCACAATCTGAAACGGATGTAAATATCCAAGAGCAAGATAATAGTATTCAGGCTCGTTTAAAACGGTTACTTGGTGGGCGATAAGCCTAAGGCCACTTAGGCAATAAGGCATTATGGCTTCAATTTTTGATCGCATTAGAGCTAAAGCGTCCCAAGCCTTCACAGGTATTGGTAATTCTATTGACCGAGATCAATCAATGGGTGGCGTTCAACTCGCTCAAGGTGGGTTGGGAAATCGTATCAGCCAAGCTGCTGGAAACATGGCTAGGAGTGTAAGCAATACACCTTTAGTAAGACTCCCTTTTTCTAACCAAATAAACTACCCAATCAAATCTCCCACTATTGGTGATGCTAGTCGTTCTATTAGAGACAACATCATCCGACCTGTCCCACGAGCTATTCAAACACTTAGCTCTAGCGTTGGTCAGGCTATTGGAGCCGATGATGGAGTTACCTCTCCTGAAGAAATCAGGAGAGCAATGCCATATAAGCCAGCTCGAGACTTTTTCTACGGGGAGAATCCTGAACCAATCCTTTCACTTCAAAATCAAACAGCTAACAACGCTCCTAGGAACGCTTCTTGGCTTCAAGACCGAGGAGTTTCTCCAGGTTTAGCTCAGGGTGTATCAACTCCACTCACTTTCCTTGGCATTACTGGTTTGGCTGGTCTCGATGCTGTTCCTAATGACCCCACTGACTTTGTGAGAGCTGTCGGTAAAAACACGGTTAAAGAAGCACTGCCCCTTGTGGACGATGTCGCTCGTGAGGGGCTCCCACTCCTCGATGATGTGCTACGAGCTGGAAAGAAAGTTGCTCCCGCTCTTGATGATGTGCTACAACCAGCCAAATCCCTTGATGAAGTACTACAAACAGCAAAATCCACACTCAACCCAGACCCACTCATGGCAGAAGCCAAGAAGTATGGTAATGCTGAGGAGTTTGGTACTGTTAAAGAATGGGGAACAAGAAACCAATACCTATCTCGTAATCCATTTCGCAAGCAACTAGATCAAATGAAACTTACGGGGAAGTTTGATGAGGATATTTTAAAGAAAACAGAACAATGGGAACTAGAGCAAGTATTGAAAGATAAACCAGCATACCTTGCGGATAGCAGTTTCCTATCAAAAAAAGAAGTTAAATCATTTGCAAACAAACATAAACTATGGATAAGAACAGACAAACTGGGTGCTTTAGTTGTTGCTAAAGATATTGACTCACTTAATAGAGTCCTAAATGCTAAAAATCAAAGAGAGTTGGGTTTATCTCTTGGTTATGAAGATTTACTCAAAACCAAGCAACAACTCACCGACTTCTACAACCAATCTACTCCAGCCAAATCCCTTGATGAGGTACTACAACCAGCACTTCCTAAGGTAGCACCAGAAGTACCACCAGGACTCCCACTCCTTGATGATGTACTACAACCAGCCCTACAAGCAGTTCCAGGAAAAGCACCAGGAATCCCAACACTAAAATCAGTTGGTGCAGAACTAGGTAGGATTAAAGCACAGCTTAAACAAGCCACTGACCCAGAAATTATTACTGATCTCACAGAGAAAGAAGGCTTCTTCAGACAAGCCTACTCAGACCTCAAGCGGTCTTCTGAGGGGGTGGTAGCTAAAGAAGGACTCCCACTTCTTGACGCTGCTGCTAAGAAATCCACCCCTTTTGTTGATGCAAATAGATTGTTCAAAAATTGGGTCAATACTCGAGAGGGAGTAGCGTCCTTTAGAGCCGACTCTGTAAAAACAAATCCCGCCTTAACAATGTTTGACAAAGAGGGTATGAAAGCTATTACAGAGATGCAGTCAGGAGCAAACCCTGATAAATTCAAAGCCGTCAAACAATTCACTGATGATTTATTCGACACGGAAAGTAAGGCAGGACTCTCTGAGGCTAACAACTACCAACCAAACTACTTACCCCAGTTATGGGAAAACCCACCCGAGGAAATAGCTCAGGCCTTTCAGCGAAGATTCGGCAATCAACCAGGTTTCTCAAAACAACGTATTTTTGATACCTACCAACAAGGCATTGATGCTGGGTTGACACCAAAGTTTGATGCTATTTCTGACCTGCTTACCTCACGGTCTAAATCCGCCACACGAGCCTTAGCTGACAGTGAGTTTACTAACTCACTTATAGACAGTGGCCAAGCATTACCATTTGACCAAGCTCCCAAGGGTTGGAAAAATGTGCCTGAGTTACAACAGGGTAAGCAGAAATTTGCCGTTGATCCTAAGATTGCTCAAAAAATACAAAACTATACTGAGCCAGGAAGTGAAATACTTAACAAAGTGGGGCGTTTTGTCTCTGAGGCCAAACAGTCGTTACTCTCTGCTGGTGTTCCTAAAACTGGATGGAACTTTCACACAGGGGTCAACATTCCAGCTCGAGCCGTAGCTGCACGAAACAACCCCTTCAAGGCGGTTGTTGATACTGTTATTTGGAATACCTTTCCTGGAGAGGCTGTAAAGTCAGTGGATAGGATTCCTGTAGATATAAGAGAAGGCCTTATTCGTAACTCACTGACAGTTGGTCGGTCAGTCGACGACGCTGGCTATGGGTTTAAGCCAGAAGTTGGAAAAGGAATCATCAGTAAGGCTCGGGGAACCTTTGATAAGTTATTCTCCGAAGCTGCTTTCGATAAAGTCCTCCCAGCTCAAAAATACCAAGTAGCTGTTGAGGCATATCAAAAAGCTCTTAAATCAGGCGTGAATAAAGAAGACGCACTTAGAATAGGTGCTGAAACTTCTAACGCTTTTTTCGGTGGTGTTAATGCCCAAGAACTTGGTCGCTCAAAAGATTTCCAAAACATCATGCGAACGTTCTTGCTAGCTCCTGATTGGTTAGAATCCAATTTCAAAATCGCTAAGAAAACGAGTGGAGCCCTACTTAATCCAAGCAACTGGTCAAAAGCTGAGTACGCTCCTTATCGACAATTTGCCCGTAACGCAACCTTTATGTACGCCTCTATGGCTATGACAAACAAAGCCGTTTCTGGTCACTGGCCTTGGGAGAACGGAGCTGGGCAGGAGTTTAATTTAGCTACGGGGACATTTGATGAGCGTGGTCGAGAGCGGATGATCTCTCCTTTTGGAACTGCTTTTGATTTTGCTCGTATCCCTTTGCAACTTGTTCAAGCAGCGGGAGAGGGCGATGTAAAAGGTTTGTTCAAACCCTTGAGAAATAGATTGTCACCTCCAGTGGGAGCCTTAGCGAACATAGCTATTACTGGGGAAGACTATCGTGGAAGACCCATTGATACTCCAGGCGAGCTTGGATCACAAATTGCTCAAGGAGTGGGTGTCCCTTCTCAAGCAACCAACATCATTGGTGGTCTTACGGGAGAGCAAACACCTGAAGAAGTTGGTGTTGGATTACTCGAAGCTCCTATCCGTTATCGAGGTGGAGCTAACACTAAAGAAAAGCGTCAGTCTGCCATTGATCTTAAAGATGCTGGATTATCAAATAAAGAAATTGGAACAAGTTTAACTTCAACCCCACAAAAAGATGGGGGACTACTTTCCAAACTATTTGGAGCTCAAGCCTCAACCAACCCAACGCTACCAGATAAAGCTAGTAAAAAACAGGTCGAAGCATTCAACGAAAGTATTGATGCAGCTTTGGAGGCTGGGTCAGTCCCCAATAATCAAGCTCTCGCTCAACGATTCTTCAGTGGAAAATCAGCGACTTCCAAATCTATTGAGGAGCGTATGGATACATACAAAGCCCTCAAAACAACTATGAACGATGAGTTCAGCACACCTGAGCAGAAACAGGCAATTTTGGGTGCTTCTGGAGCCTCGCCAGAGCTTTATGAATACTACAACACGGCTTCAAAAGACAAAGATGTGAAGTTGCAAGAGATCCTACCTAAACTCGACACTATGGATAGTAAAGAAATTGTGGAGTCTTTGATGAAGGGGAGAAGAAAGGTAGCTGGCAACCAACTCGTAACTGACGAAATGGTGAGTTATCTCTACGAAAATGACTACATCAGCAAGGACGAACAAAAGGCTATTAAAGCCCTGAAGTGGGATGAGATTAACGACAAGCCGTACTTTACCAAATCGTACACAAAATCCGAGAGTGGTAGCTTGAGCTATTCCCAAGCCAAGAAGCTCTTCAATGTTGAGCTACCTAAGTTTAGTCGCCTAAAGAGTCTTGACTACCTCTCAAAGTCTTCATCACAAGGTGGGTCACAAAGAGCTGGTGGAGATGACAGACTTATAGATACATTACTCAACGCTCCAAATAAGCGTAGATCTGGATCGGGAAACCTTTGGTTTTAATAAATCTATGCAAGAAACCCAAGTCATCAAGAATAAAAAAGACATCAAGGATACTCAGATTGATGTTGTTGAACTTTTTGAACGACTTATCCGCATTGAGACAAAACTTGACCTTCATCTGGTTGAATCTAAAACTTACAACAAATGGATACAGATGCTCTTTTTTATTGTTATTATGATTGAGCTCTTTAATGTTTTACTTAACTTTCTTATGATCAGAGGAGGGTGAGTATATGGAAGCCGTAAATCTTCGCGACATTTATGAAATTGTAGAACGTCTTGAAATGAAGATTGACAGGCGACTTGTTGAGGCTGAAAAAAAGATAGATAAGCTAGAGGATTTTAACAGTAGGGCGATGGGGGTGTGGTTTGCAATAACCACGATTATTAGCATAGGATCGAGTTGGATTATCCAAAGGATAATTAAGCCATGACGATACGAGAAAACCTAGTTGCACCATCTAAATACGCTCTCAAATGTCCCCACGCCATGACCCCTATCGGGCTGTGTATTCATAACACTTTTAACGACGCATCTGCTATCAATGAAAATGCCTACATGATTAGCAACACCTCCCAAACCTCATTCCACTACGCCGTAGATGATAAAGAGGCGGTACTGGGTATTCCCCTTGATAGAAACGGCTGGCACGCAGGTGACGGATCTACTGGTAACGGCAATCGAAAACATATTGGGATTGAGATATGTTATTCTAAGAGCGGTGGAGATCGTTTTACCAAAGCTGAGGAAAACGCCACCGAGTTGATCGCCAAGATTCTTACAGAGAGAAAATGGGGTATTGAAGTAATCAAAACACACAAGTCTTTTAGTGGTAAAAATTGTCCACACCGCACACTTGATCTTGGGTGGGATCGCTTTATAAATATGGTCAAGGGAAAGATGGGAACTATGCCAGAAACTATTAACGTACCAATCGCTGATTGGGAAAAGGTGCGGGGAAACTCAGAAACCCTCGATCAAACAACCGACCTTTTAGCCCTTCCTCGTAACTCAAAGTTTGTGGTGGTGAAGGAAGCTATCGACAAGAAGTCGCGGGATTCATTCAACAGAGGTTTTGCTGCTGGCAAAGAAGCCACCCCAACACCAGTCGAGCCACCAGAAGAAATAACACTCAAGTCGGGTCGCAAAGCAGGACTTAATGGAGTAACATGGTCTGAAGGTAAGTTGTCAGGAAACTATAAACTACTTTAAGGAGTTCTATGGAAAACACATTTATCTTGGGAGCCGTTATTGGCTTCACACAACTTGTTAAGTCAGCTTTTGATCGTGACTACCGAACAGTAGTTATCATCACAGGTGCAGCCGTAATAGGTGCGCTCGCTGGAGCATTGAGAGTTCAGGGGGTAGACATTGCTGAGGGCATCATTTTAGGTTTCGCTGCTTCTGGCGTTGTTACTGGACTACAAGCTGCTGGTGGACGAAAAATTAGCAAGGAATAACTATGAATATCGAGCAACACCTCGATATCTTTGAAGCCGGTCGTCCTTCCATGAGGGAGAACAACGCTGACCTTTTACGTCTTGGCGTGTTAGCAGAGGGGGAGTTTCATGAGTTTATCAATGCCTGGCTTGATCTGATCGCCAATCCTACCCAAGAAACCGCACAAGAAGTTGGCCAAGAAGCAGCTGATGTCAGCTTGTACTTAGCACAGTGTATGCGCTCCATCGGGTCTACCCTAGAGGGCGAAATGCTCGACAAGATCGCCTATAACACCTCAAGATTCCTCTCAGCAGACTTCCAAGAGAAGCCGTACGCACAAGGGTACGCTGAGT